AGAACATTGTTGATTGCTTCTTGTCCCTTTTCTATAATAGAATATAAATTTCCACGAGTATACTCATAATCCTTTTTGATGTCATCGAGAACAGAACTCTTTTCTTGTTGTATTTCAGCCGGAGTTGCCTCTGCTACTTCAGGATGGATGACATCGTCAGAATTATCAACATTGAATGTCTCATTTAGTTTTTTGTATTTTTTGGTCATTTTCATGTTGTCCTCCTATCAATCCAAAGATCCAGTGAATCCAAAATCGTCTCCTGGTTCTATCAAGAGATCATCCGCATCAGTAATTAATTTGACTTCGGAACCAGAGATGTGCTTCAAAATGGTAGTAGAATCTTGTCCTCTTCTCACTGTTAAGATGTTACCAGAAACAGATTCCACATAAAGTTCTTCTTGATTTACATCTAGGTAAGATCCGGCAACAATACCAGAAGAATCAGAAACTTCAATTAGGGTGTCAGTTTTTTCTACATCCTTTGTTATTATAGTAGTTACAGTTCCAGTGTAGTTTTGAATTGCACGAGGTTCAACACTGTAAGTTACTTCTCTTCTTGTGAGGCCAGAAGAATCACCAGCAGCAAAGCCAATAGAAACTTTTTTGATAATATCCGATGCGACGGAATTTGAAGATACTGGACCAAAAAGATAAGTTTTTGCGGTAAACTTAAGAGTATAAATTAGTGCTCTTCTTTCTGTATAATCACCTTCATAATTATCCGTCATTGAAATATTATCAAGAACAATTGGCACATCTCTTTTCTCGCCAATTTCTTTAACTAAATCAACACTTAGATTGTAATTGGGCTGGAAATATGGTAGTATCTGCTCCACAATCTGTAGCATATCATCATTGAGCTTTGTCATAATGCTCAGCTCAAAATTTAAGTTATAAGGTACTGGTAAGTACGCAGATCTTACCTGATTGTTATCAACATCTCTTGTTAAAAATGTTTGAGTTGTTGTCAATTTTCTGGTAGTGTCATAAGACATGCCAATAAGTTCAAATGACATTCTAGGTAGGTTCATTTGAACTGGTTTGTTCAGATTGGGGACTTGCTCTAGTCTTGCAAGAAACTTTTGAGTAGGCCCATAAGCCAAGGGAACTCTAACAGATGAAGTAATATTTCCAGCATCATCTTTGTGCTTAATGGTTATGCCATTAAACAATGTTCCAAAAGAAACTACTGTCTTTCTTATTATTTCGTGATAAAAGTATTCAAACATGTTAGGAAATCCTTATAATACTATTTAACAATTTACATATTTATTATGGAGTTCCAAATGGATTTTTTTCGCTAAAATCTATAATCGTATCTGCTTCTATTTGTATTTCTTTATTTTGTGCAAATGGATCTATTACATTGTCAACTGTTACAACCTTTATTTCATAGCTTGCGCTAGAAGCTGTCCCGACAAGAGTTTCTCCTGGAATGAAATCTCCAGTTATATTGGATAATTCTAATTTGTTGGTAATCGCATTCCATGATTTTACTCTCCCAGTGTAACCAGAAGAAGAGCCCACCACCGTTTCGTTATAAACATAAGTTCCGTATCCAACCATATATGGACTTTGGATAATTATGGATGGATCTTCTGTATATCCAATTCCAGTTGTTATAATACCAATTCTGGTGACAACTCCATCTACTATAGTTGCTCTTGCTTGTGCTGGTATTGTGGCAGAACCAACAAACTGAATATTTGGTGCCTGGGTATACCCGGATCCTCCATTTGTGACGGTAATTATACCAACTATTCCGTCTCCAATCGATGCGACTGCAGTAGCACCATCACCACTTCCGCCATAAAATTCTATTGTTGGTGGAGTAGTATACCCATAACCTGCATTTGTGATTTCTACTCCCTGAACTCTGAGTAAACTTGAGTCTGGTTCGCACAAATCAATAATTCCACCAATCATTGTTGCTATACCTGTTGCAACTTGTCCAGTTATTGGTGGAGAAAATTTTACTGATGGGGCTGTTTTATATCCATCACCTCTATTTGTAATAGTCACAAATGTTACGCCACCATTGACAATAGTAGCTGTTGCAGTTGCTGATACTCCAGCTCCAATCATATCAAATGTCTGAATGTATCCTTGTTGCTCTACATTATCATCTATGAACTCTATACCAGTATCGATAAGTTCATCTTGATACCTGAACAATTCACATTTCAAGTTATAAACATATGTTTTTTGGAGTTGATAAAAAGGAACTTCATGCTCTACAAATTTAATTTCAAATAATCTGTCTCCAAGAGGAAAATAAATTAAATCTCCTTCTTTTGGCCTCGTAGATAACTCTATATCTGCTTGATTTTTTATTATTGGAGAAATATAAGTTTCGAATCTTTCTTTGGATATTATTAGTGTGAGATCATTATAAGGTTGTACCCCAAATTTAGTCAATAATGTACCAGCACCTTCATAGCCATCATAAGTGTCCACATAAGCTTCTATCGGATATGCATTATCAAATTCGGATTCTATGACTTCTCTTATGACTGTCTTCTTTGTTAGATATTTTCTTGGGATATAATATACATCAACTCCATAAATCTTCAACTGTTCGTTGATTAGATCTTGGATTAGACCTTGTTCCGATTTTGATCCCTGGAGAAAGAATGGATTTAACATAACTAGCCAATAAGGTCCAGAGGAGGAAGTTCATAAGTGCTCGACATTCTTTCCATGATAATATCAAGTTCTCTTTGGGCATCATCATAAATTGGTCTTCCATCTAATTCTACTCCACCAGGAAGTTTGACACCTCTAAATTTAATCAGATTCTGTCCCCATTGTCTTTTTATGAGAGCTGTCAGATATTGCTTTAAGAATGAGTCGTTCCATACTTTAGTGGATTCTGCTGGATTGAGTGCTCTATAGCAATCAATTATTAATGTTTGTCCCACAGTGACACTAGACCAATCAATATCAAGATATAATTTATCTTCTCGTTTGTTAAATCTTACTTGCTTTTGGGTTGTTAGCAGCCAATTCAAATCTTCAAGATATGTCTTTACCATGGAATAAGTTAATAATTCTGTGGATCCCCAATAATACACATCATTCAGGAATAACTGATATTTAATACTAAACATTCCACTGGAAATACTATTGGATCCTTCGAATTGGAATATCTTATTGATACCAATCACATATGATGGAATCTGCAAGTAATTTGCAGTTTCCATGTACTCATATGTTTTATTTCCGGTAACAGTTGTAATTCCAACTCCCTGTTTGCCTCTGGCTCTATCAATGTCTTCCTGAGTCAATTCATACTTAAGAAATGTTTGCGCAACGCCATCAAAATGTCTTTCTTGGAAAAACTGTATAGCATCATCAACCAAATCTTCTATTTGCTCTTGTGCTACATTAATTTCCAATACTGGAGCACCTAATTTTCTTAGGCAATAATCAATAAGTTCTTGTCTAGAAGATGGTTGTGCCATTTTACAGTTTTGAAATTACTTCTTGTTGTTTTAGATATAATTTAACATAAGATTTGGATAAATTTCTCAGTACTTCGGGATCATTTATACTATCTATGTCTCTAGAAATCTTTTCGTATTCGAACATTTTATTGAAGTCTTCTAGAGTTATTTTGTCAGGATCCATTAGATAAGTTCTTGAGTAATTGTTTTATTTCGTCCAAGTCATTTCTTATATTTGCGACATCATTTTCTATTTTTTGTACTCTTTGGGATTCTTTATTTTTTTGATTTCTGATGGAAACATAATTTTGGTATTCCGTTTGATTTGTATTCAATATTGCTTTTGTCGCATTATCTCTTACTAGATTTTTATGTCCTTCTACTTTAAAATAGTCCATATTATGCAAGTGCAATAACTCTGAGATCTTTTAGTCTTGGGGGATATGCCTGATTGGTAGATGATCCCACTAACTTAATACTAAAATATCTAAATGATGGGAGATTGTCAATGGTAAATTCATAATCCTTGAATATAGAGTCATTGTTCCCATAATTTAGATTGTCAACTTTTTGGATAAATTTGTCAGATGTGCCATCGCTCATAGACTTATCAATAATTTCTCCAGAAAGAGTTAGATTGGAATATCCTGGAAATGGATAATAAATTAGTTCCTCTAGAGGATCATTGACTATAGCATAAAATGCTCTCAAATCATTGTAAACATTGACATGCGCAGCAACCAAAATTTTGATAGAAGATGCAGGAGACTCCAAAGAAATCGCATTGGTTGCATAGACAAACGCCGAGGGATCTCCATTTAGTGTCGAAACTCTATTATCAGTAACATAATTATCTATTGGTTGATTGACTCTATTTGATACAAAGATCATTCCAAGTCTATCTAAATCAACTACCGGAGATAGGCGTTGATCTGTAGAAGACAATGAAAGATTGACAGTAAAAGATTTATTTCCTGGTAGCGAAGAAAGTTTATCACTTTCGTTCACTTTTGATGCCACCATTCTTGGACTATCAAAATAATTATTTGTATTCAGATCAATATCCTGGAATCCTTCGTCAAGAAAAGAAACTTGGTCGCTGTTTATGCTAGTAGCCGAAACTGTACGAACTCTGGCGGAAACATTTGTTTTATTCAAATTTAATGTTTGGATGTTTGGTCTAATTAATTCAAATTGAATATTTTGAGTTGCATTAACAAAAGAACCCCCTGTTGATTTTGTTTTGTTTATGAATAATTTTGGATGGTCACCGGAATCTCTATTGACTTGTCCTTGTGGTAGAGTATCAGTTTTGGTTCCTTCCGTAGTATCAATTTTGATAGTATAATAATCCAAATCAATTGAATTATTTGAGCTGACATCTTGCAAATTATGGCTCGTGTTGATCCTTCTCAGTGAAATGCCATTTAGTTCATATTTGTATACTTCCGTATCTTTGGAATAACTAAAAGCTTTTGTTTGGTCAATTTGTCTAGTTATTCCAGTTAATGAATTTCCGGAGACTCCTTCATAAGAAATTATTTCATCTCCTATCAATACATAGCCAGGATTTGTTGTGCCAACACCAACATTCTCAAAAGTATTTAAATTTTGTACATCATTTAGTTGTATGTCTGAGGTTGAATTTTGTCCATAATCTACTAGTAGTTTTTTAGGAGTTGTATCTGGAGCCACATTTGAAATTACTACTGTATTTTCTCTCGCGTGCATCCCATGATTCTTGTGGTATACCTTTATTGATAGTCCATCTTCAACTGTCTGTATCCCATTTGTATTAATTAATACATTTCCACCAGAAGAACTATTCAACTCTGTAGAAATTCCAGAGTTATTAATAAAATATAATGGATTTCCTATTCCTGTTAGAAATTCTCCCTGTACATCATCTATCAATAACTCATTGTATCCATTTAGATCTGATACGGATAATCTTAGATTCCTTCCTAGATTTCCGCCAACTTGCAAGGCGGTCAGGACATCTCCTACTTGATATCCAATTCCTCCGTTAGTTATTGTTGCCGCAATAGCAACTCCATTTTCAATGGTAATATTTGCTGTTGCATCTCTCCCACTTCCAGTTACACTACTCAATGATACACCAGTAAATGTGTTTATTCCGGAAGATGGAGTGTATCCTATACCAGCATTTACGATTTTGAGTATTCCTTTTGCTCCTCCAGCAGCACCAATGTAATTTCCAACTCCATTAGAAGTATTTTGGAAAATGGTGTTTCCTAGTGTTAAGTTATCATCTTGTACTGTTGTCCCTAATCCAACTCTGATTGTTTTGGAAACCATTTCCAGTGAATCTGGAAGTAGTCTTGATATCTGTCCGTTACCAATACTCAAATCTGAATTATATAAGTTGAAATTCCCATTAGGCTGTGTGAAATTTGCTCTATACAAAGTAAATTTCAGATCTTCAAATGGGCTTTCATTCCAAGTAGAAGCGTTTTGGGATTTAAACAATCCACCCAAAGAAGGTTGCTTCGAAACAAGAAATTGACTAGACTCTGATCCATTATTTGGAGCTACATTGGTTTCTCCTAACTTTGATACCCAAACATTATACTTATCTGAATTTGATAATATAACAATAGAATGGAAAGTTTCTCCAATCAAATAGACTGGAGATTCAAATGTTACTCTCGTTGGTACCGTTGCATCATCAGATACATTAATTGAATTTGGTTCCAAAACTACTTCACTGAATGGATAAACCACTTGTGTTGGAACGCCCAATTGCATTGGACGCAATTGTACTGTTACTGGAAGCTGAGAATCTTTTGACTGAAAATATAAATCTATAGAAGTTACAAAAATTCCACTCTCTGATTCGACATAAAAAGACTGAGCTAAAGGATCTACTAGTTTCATGTGGGGTATCTTATTGCTCTTTCATGGGTATGATGTACTATTTATTTGCGTTTTATGTAGTTTATTTTTCATCGTAGTCCAAATTTTCTTCTTGCTTTTTTTCCAACTGCAGCACCAGTTCGGTCGGCCCAACTTTGGATGGACGCTAAACTATATCCTTCTGCAAGTGCTCTTTCTACGCCACCAAGTCCAATAGTTCCTCTACTTCCATCATTATAAGTTCTAGATGGTCCTCCACCAGCATTTTGATTTACTCCGGCGGCAAAACCTTGATATGTTCTTTGTCCACCGCCGCCACCGCCGCCACCCCTTGGCCTTGGTCGTGGAATGGTTCTAATGAGAGTGCTTTGAATTACATTTTCTTGGCCAACTTGTGTTTCTGCCCTACTTTCTATCGGAGTTTGGGTCTCGACTCTTGCATTGTGTATGACTATAACAGTTTCTTGTACAGTATTCACTTTGCCTTCTACATGATATTTTTCCTCGGCAGTCGCAAATGCCACTCCAATAACTTGAGAATTCGTAGAACTATTAGTCAATCTGAAAACTTTAGTTCCTGCTTCAAATTTTGGATTTGATTCTATGGGATAAGGAATATAAAGTGACCCAATTAATGTGCCAACACTGTCTGTTATCAATCTAACAGAGGTTATGGTTGCTTCTGCTCCGCTTGTTTGTCCCTTCAGTTTCATATTTTGGCTAATATGTCCATAATAAAGTCCTTGCGGTTGATTTGATAGACTATAAGTATCAATATTCAAAATCGTAGAAGTTGAAGAATAACTTTCTTGTATAGTTTGTGTAGTATCATATGGATTTGTTGTAAATACATCGCTTGGATTATTATATTCTCCATATTTGTGATTTTGTGCCGCAACTCGGAAACTAATGTGAGGGAGATATATTCCATAAGTATCAAAAGATCCAATAACGGTTTCCCCGACCTCAAATACGCCACTAGTCATACTAATTTCTAGTAATTTTGGCACGGCAAATGAATTTACATCTACTCCATCAAAAAATACATACATTCTTGTTGATGGCTTGAGTCTTTTTGCTGTAAATTCAATATTTCTAGATCTTACATATGGAATTAACTCACTATTTAAAACTTGATCGCCAAATGAGGTATTGTCAAATTGATCCTTGAGTACTTGTCTAGTACCCTGGCGTGTAGATGTTCCTGTTTTGGTGGTTACTTGTATTTCTTCCGAATATACATTGTATCCTCTTGTTACTTCTCTTGTTGAATTTGATACACTTTCTCCTGTCCATACTGTCTCCCAAGAATTCCATGTAACAGGCCCAAATCCAGTTTGGGAATCAAATCCTTGCGCGACAAGTTGATCTCTAGTTTGTGTATAATTTCCTTGTGCATTTACTGTTTTCGGCTCTAATCTGACTTGATCAGTCCATACATCAGATGATGGGAACAATTCAACAGTTCCACCAAAGAAATCAGATGCATATGGATTCACATTTGCTACTCTGGTAGATAGAGACTGACTTATTTCGGGAACTTCTTGGTAATCAAGAGTTATAACCCTACCAGTTCTTCTTACTCCGGATCCAATCAAATCATTTGTATACTTTGCATCAGCTAGAGGATCTGCAGATGTCCCAA